TACCTGAATCTGTGTATCCTGATTTTGGGAGTATGCAAGTAGAAGAGTTTTTACCTGATCTTAGACCAATCTTAGAAAAATTAATAGACTTTTTAGAAGGATTAAAGGGATTGGGTTCAGGATTAATTAAAAAAATAGATGAATTGATTGAATTTATTGAAGAAAAACTTATACCAAAATTAGAAAAAATATTAAAAATGATGGAAGAATTTTTAGAATTAATAAAGATAGGAATTGTTGATGCTGGAATATATTTTCTTTTCATTCCTCCTGCGATTGGAGGAACGGATAGAGTTAGGAAAGCATTAACCAGCGCTGGCAATCCACCACCAGAAAATATAGATTTTACATACGGATTAATGTTATTTTCCGGAGGGCCAGATGCCACAGCAGTAGGAAACATAATAGAGGCGTCTGGATTAGCTGGATAACTTATAAATATTAGTATTATGGCATATACGTTTTCATCAACAGAAAGAGATTTTAATTTAGAAAAAGCTTTGCGCGCAGGAGCTTACAAAGTAACGATTAATGACGTTTCTTTATCTTTTGCGAAAGATCCTGTGACAGGGGATGTTCTTATTAAAGATAAAATAGAAGCTATTTCACAGGGCATAAAACATTTATTAAAAACAAGAAGATATGAAGTTCCTTTTAATGAAACATTTTATTGTGATATTGAGCGTCATTTGTTTGAAATGGTTAATGAAGTTACTGCACAAGCAATTAAAAATACTATTACAGATGCAATTATAGAGAATGGGGGTGGTGTAGTAGAACTTCAAGGTATTGAATGTATTCCACGACCAGATCAAAATGGATACAGTGTCCAAATTACAGTTACACCAGTTAAAGAACCAATAACAATAACTATTACAGAATTTTTGGAAGTAGAATAAAATGGCAACAGAGAAATTAGATGTAACAGATTTAGATTTTGATCAAATTAAAGATAATCTAAAATCATTTTTAGGTAATCAATCAGTTTTTGCTGGTTATGATTTCACCGCTTCAGGAATAAATACGATTCTTAATGTTTTGGCTTATAATACACACTATAACTCATTTTATTTAAATATGATAGCGAATGAAATGTATTTAGGCAGTGCTTCTATAAGAAATTCAGTTGCATCCAAAGCCGCAATGTTAAACTATACACCAAGATCTCATGTTGGAGCATCTGCACAAATTAATGTTACTGTTGTACCGACAGGATCTCCTTCTTTCATTACAGTTGACAAATTTACAAAATTTCAATCGATTGTTAAAGGAAAACAATATGTATTCGCTACAACAGGAGCATATCAAATAGATAAAAATTTATCTGGTTCTTTTGTAAGACAAATAGACGTAAGAGAAGGAGTTCCTACAGTATATACATTTACTAAAGATACTTCAGATACAGAACAAAGATTTGTGTTACCAAATTCGAATGTAGATATATCGACAGCAGAAGTTACTGTTAAAATATCTTCATCTGAATCGACATCATATACATATGAAAAGGCGGGAGATTTTACAGCTGTAACAGGAACAGCAAATATATATTTTACTTCAGAAGTGTCTAATGGTAGATATGAAATTCAATTTGGTGACGGATCTATTGGAAGAGCGTTAACACACGGAAATCAAATTCAAGTTAGAGCATTAATGTGTAACGGAGCAGGTCCTAATGGAGCTTCAGTATTTAAAGCATTAGATGCGGTAGGGGGATTTGATAATATTTCTATATCAACCTCAACTGCGGCATATGGTGGAGCGGAAAGAGAATCAATTGAATCAATAAAATTTAATGCACCAAAAACTTTTTCTTCTCAAAGACGAGCAGTAACAGTAGAAGATTATAAAGCATTAATATTTGCAAATTTTCCAGATGCAGAAAGTTTACAGTCTTGGGGAGGAGAAACCTCCGCAACTCCTGTCTATGGTAAAGTATATATTGCGATAAAACCAAAGGGTGCGGAATTATTAACAACGGCACAAAGAAAAACAGTTATAGCTTTATTGTCTGACAGAAAAATGGTAGCAATTGAACCAGTAATAGTTGACCCAATCATTTATAAAATTCAACCAACAGTAACAGTAAAATATGATTCAGCTTCAACTACAGGATCTTCATCAGCGATTGCGGCAAAAGTAAAAACTACAATACAGAATTATAATAGTACAGATTTAAGATTATTTGATACTAATTTTAAATTTTCAAAACTATTGACAAAAATAGACAAATCAGATGATTCTATTAAGAATAGTCTTATGTCACTTAAAATTTATACATCCTTTATTCCTTCATTGCTTACTGCGATAACTTATAGATTTTATTTTAATAATGCGGTAGCACATCCATTTGATGGATATTTGGGTGCCATATCTAGTTCAAGTTTTACATATGCAGACACAGCAGGTACAAAGTATAGCGGATGTAAGTTGGAGGATTATAATGGTGCTATAAGAGTTTATAGAATGGTGGGTACTATAAAAACTATAATAAGAAATAGTATTGGATCTATCGATTATTCTACAGGACAAGTAACATTGGTAGCTTTTGCACCAAGTGCCATTACAAATAATATTGTTAACATATATTTTGAACCAGTTGAGGCGGATATGATTCCAGTAAGAGAACAAATTTTTCAAATTTTAGATAGTGATATTACAATTAATGTTACGGACGTAAATATTTTAGAAAGAAGAAGTGTTACTGCAAATTCAACAACAACCACGACAACAACATACTAGTATTGTAGAAAATCAGCTTCCTGTGAGTTTTCGAAATGAAAACCCGATGTTTGTTCAATTTCTAAAAAGCTATTATCAATTTTTAGAATCAATTCAAGTACATCTTAGCGCGAATACTGGCGCATTTTCTGAGGGAGAAGTAATTACAAGTGATACGAACAGTGCTACTGCTAAGATATTATCAATAGATACTTCTACGAATTTAGGAACCGGAGTATACTTGTATGTGTCACAAACGAATAATGTAATATTTGAAGCGGGCGAAACTATAACTGGTGATAGTGGCGCGATAGGAACAATACATCATTATAGAAGAAATCCGTTAAATGCCTCGAAGGTCGCTCTTGATTGGAGTGAATTTCCATCTCCCAATAATAAGATTTAGATATTGATAAAAAAATCTTTGCAAGGAAAATTAAAGAAGTTTACATGGAAAAGGGTAATGAAAGATCATTTCAAACACTCTTTAGAGCAGCATTGTCAACAGAACAAGTTCAATTTTATTATCCAAAAGTTGATATGCTCAAACCTTCTCATGGAGAATGGATTAGAAATATAACATTACATGTTAATGATGATTTTGCAAATCGTGAATTTTTAGGTAGAACTATATTAGGACAAAATACTGGGTCGAGCGCATTTATAACCTCATTATCTCTTAATAAAGTATCTACTACGTATGTTACAGAGTTATATTTAAAAAATCAAATTGGAAGTTTTGATATAGGAGAAATAGTTCAAGCAACTACAGAAAGCGACGATGGTTCTTTTGCGAATTCCGCAGTTTTAGGAATGATTTCTTCTAATCCAAATGTGAATGTAGCTACTATGATCACTGAGGGAAGAGAATATACAAAAGAGGAAACTATTCCTTTAATTGGTGGAGTTGGTGTAGGTGCTATAGCAAAAGTTGGCAGTACTACAGGGGATCAAGTCACAAGTCTACTTAGAATAAACAAAGGTGAGGGGTATCAAGTAGGAGATTGGGTAGATTTTGATAATACTTTATCACTTCCTACGGAGAGTGCGAGAGCAAAAGTTACAGAATTAGATCCATTTTCACTTTCTACTGTAGAAAAATGTAATGAAAAGATTTTTGAATTAGCGAATACTCATGTTATGACGCTCTCTTCAGAAACAGACATTCCCATAAGAGAGGAATTTTTACTTTCAAATTATTTCATACAAAATAATGCGACCCAATCAACAAAAAGAGGAGTTGTAGTTGAAGTATTGAGCAATACGGTTATTAGATACTCATCAACCGCAAATTCATCTTCAGATACAAGTCTAGCTTTTACTGCAGATGATACTGTTTATGCTTTTAGAAGAGATGGATTTGCATTTACTCCCATATTAATTTCTGAAATTGAAAGTGATCATCCATATACAAATTCTGTTGCAATAAATGGTGATTACGGGGGAATTTCTGCTAATGTGGGACACACTCCCACATTTCTCTCAAATACTAATACATCAACGTTAGAATCTCTTACATTTTCAGATGTTACGGTAGGTAAAATTGAAACTATAGAAATAATGGATTATGGAAAAGGTTATCAAGCAACGCCAACTCTTTCAATAGATACTAATTTTAATTACATAGAAACTAATGGATATCCTTCAACTGGTGGTCGATCTTATCCTATAGGACAGGATGCGGTATTTGTTGTTGATACTATGGGCGGCGGTGTTACATCAGTACGTATTGATAATCCTGGAACAGGATATGGTACGGATAAATGGGGAACTCCAGTTCCACCAACGTTTGATTTTACCGGTTTTGGAGATGGTCTTGCTAATGCTTCACTCATTATGGATTCTGTTAGATATTATCCTGGGTTTTATGCGGGGGCGGATGGACAATGTAGTTCACAAAAGAAGATTCAAGATAGTGTATATTATCAAGATTTTTCTTATGTTATACAATCAGATAAATCAGTTGAACTTTTTAGAGATTTAATTTTAAATACAATTCATCCGGCTGGATTAAATATGTTTGGTGAAGTAGCTATGAGCGCAGTTTTAGATATGTCATTGTTTAAAACTGATCCAGTAACAACTATCAATACTGTCGCAAATGAAAATGTTAATCAAAATATAAAATATAAATCCTTTTTATTGGTTTTTGATATTCCTATAGTGGTGCCTGTTCCTGAACCAAAATTTGATCTGTCTCATATTGAATGGACAACAGGATCAGATGATGAAAGAATTGATGGTGTTTGGTTAAGTGAGGCAGATAAATGTGAAGTTAAGCATACGACGACCACAGAACATGTAATGAAGGAATCTTTTTTAGAACAAACATATGATGATGTTAGGTTTTGGTCTTTGTGTCAGACATATTTTATAAAAGAGGATGCGGTTACAAATAATGGAATTACAACAAAATATGAAACTTCTTATTTTGATCTTGAAGCAGAAACAATCAGCTCTGTCGCAACATCTCACGCACTTACTAAAACATATGAACCTAGTACGTTAACAGTTTTTATAGATGATAAAATTATTCCTCATGCGGATATAACTCAAACTAGCGGCACAGCTTTTACAATTCCGATTACAGCGTCAGCTTCACATACAGAACAAGTGAGAGTGGTCGAAAGTTATGTTAAAATTAAAACTGATACAGATTTATGGTTGCGTAACAATGATATTATTCAAATAGACGGTTTTCCAGAATTTAGTAATACTTCAATAACATTAAATAATCAAAAATTTACAATAAATAATATTGACTTGGCTGCAGATACAGGAATATTATTTCAAGTAAATGGGCTACCTGTAAAAGATTATTCAGGAATAACAGTTTTAGATAATGTTCCATATAGAGTTATTAGAATGGATAAAGAACTTATTACTCAATCCACTATAGATAATTTATCAACAGAATATTGGTCATATTATAAAGATTTTAAGATAAGTGATTATAGATTTGATAGTTTAACAAATGATTTGGAAAATGTTGAATTTTCAAATTATTCTGCTAATACTGAAGTATTTTTTGATAGACAATATATTGGATTCGATGAAAATGTATTATTAGAAGATGCTTCCGGCGGAGGAAGGATAGATTTAATGGGTGATGAGACATATGAATTAGCTTTAGAAGGAAGACCATCGAAAGGTTTTATTGATAATCCAATTTTTACGACAGATTATCAATTACATACAATTGATTCAATAGCTTCTCGTAAAATAACTTTAGATCAATGCGTAAGATATAAACTTAATCAAGGTAATTGGGCATATTCTCCATCACAGACTCCTGCATTATTTGGAGTGGAGAACATTTCCATTATGAAACGGACATAAATAAACATAGACTATAATAAAGGAATTAAAAATGCCAGCTTTAGTAACAAGAAAATTTAGAACTCACCAAGCTAAACAGTTTAGAGAGGGTTTGGGCGAAACTATAGATTGGAGCGGATCAGACGTTTCAGGTTCTGAAGATTCAACCACTTTAGATGATCATATTTATTTGTATATTGGTAATACAACGGCATGGTCAGATGATAACGCTCCACCCACACCAAGAGATAGCGTATTTGAAAATACACACGATTCTTGGGATTCCATGATTGCGGCTAAAAAAGTTGTACAATCATATACATCACATGTAATACCAAGAACTAATTGGTCTTCAGGAGACACGTATGCGATGTATAAAGAGGATGTAGATACATTATATTCTAATACTACAAGTCCAATATCTGTTATGACTACAGATTTTAATGTATACAAATGTATGGATAATGCAAATAATTCAGTATCAACCGCAGTACCAACTTCTGTTAGTACAGAGGCTAATGCGATTGATGACAAATATGGATTAGATAATTATAAATGGAAATATTTGTATTCAATTACTGCAGCTGAGGCATTAAAATTTGTGACACCAAATTATATTCCTTGTAAGACATTAAGAAGTGCTAATTCTATAGGGCTAACAGGATCTACGGGAATGCCTTTGGATGATGGATCTAACCAATTTGATATTGAGACGAATTCTGTTGATGGCGCGATAGATGTTTATAATATTACAGACTCAGGATCAAACTATTTATTTTTTAGCGGATCAACTATAGGTTCTACAACCACACAGTATTTTGAAACTGCGACAGCTGGAATTAATACTACAGATGGAATTTATGATGGATCGGCGATATATATTAATAGTGATATTCGAATAATAGCCACTTATGTGTATGATGAAGGAAACTCTAAAGGGCAATTTACTTTAACTACTGCATTAGCGGGAGTTGCGTCAGGATCATTTACAGTTCAACCTCAACTCGCCGTTTATGGTGATGGTACAGGAGCAACAGCTCGATGTATAGAGGGGGAAGCTTCTGGAACAATTGGTGCGGTTTTTTCGGGAGAAGTGGGAACTAATTATAATACCGGAGAAGTTAAAGTAATACAATCTGGTACAGGAGCAACTGGTTCTGGTGGTGTAGTTGTACCAAGAATTGGCCCAAAAGGTGGGCATGCATATGATATTGTTGAAGAATTGGGCGGAAATTTTATCATGATTAATACCAGAATAGAGCAAAGCGAAAGTGGTAAATTTCCAGTAACTAATGATTTTAGGAAAGTTGGATTAATAAAAAATCCTGTTTCAGCTAACACAACACATAGATTTACGTCACAGGCAGGTACTCAAGCTGTAACAATGCGAGTTTCTTCAATAAATGGTTCAAATTTTATTGATGATGGATATGTTACTGGAAATACGTCAGGCGCAGTAGGAAGAATTGTTGATGAATTAGATATATCATCAGGTGTAAAAGATTTGAGATTAGTATCAATGTCTTTGGGTCCAACAAATGCAAATAGATTACTAGGAACTGCGGCAGATGCTGGTTCAGTATTGTCAAATCCTAATCAAGGTCCTGATATTGCGGGCAAGCCGGGAGGATTCCAGACAGCTGAAACTGTTACATGTGATGGAAGTACGGCTACCCTCACCTCTTTAACTGCTGGAGAATTTAAACCATATTCTGGAACACTTTTGTACGTGGAAAATAGGTCTCCTGTTGTAAGAGCCTCAGATCAAACCGAAGATATCAAATTAATAATAGAGTTTTAATTCATGGCTACATTAAGTTTACTTTCATCTCTACAACAAAGTCCTTATTTTGATGATTATGATGAAACTAAGAAATTTCTTAGAATGTTATTTCAACCTGGAGTTTCTCTTCAGGTTAGAGAGTTAACACAACTTCAGACAATTTTACAAAATCAAATATCTAGATTGGGTGATTCCTTTTATAAGGATGGTAGTATTGTTACGGGTGGCCAGATCAATTTAAATACTAATGTTAGTTATATTAAATTATCATCAACAGCTACAGCATCAACATTCGCAAATCAAAAAATTCAACTTAGTGGTGCAGACACGATAACTTTTGACGTAATTACCACTGTTGAAGCTGAAGGTAGCGATGCTCCTGTTTTAATAGGAGTATATTCTGGTTCTGATACGATTTCTACAACATCAGCGACAATACATATTGTCGGCAGTACTGGTATAAGTGCACAAACCGCAGATAGTGGAACTATTACAGGAGATGGATCTATTGCAAGTATTTCTGCTGGAATTTATTATATAAACGGATTTTTTGTCACAGTTGATGCCCAAACTATTGTTTTAGAAAAATTTGCAACGACACCATCATATAAAGTTGGATTAACGATAACTGAAAGTATTACATCTAATACTGATGATTCTTCATTGTTAGATAATGCTTCAGGGTCTTTTAACGTTAATGCACCTGGAGCAAATAGATATAAAATTGCTTTGATATTGGGTAAAAAATCACTCACTACTATTTCAGAACAAAATTTTATAGAATTATTAAGAGTTGTTAATGGTCTTCCAACAAAAATTGTAAAATATCCAGTATATTCTGCATTAGATGACACTTTAGCAAGAAGAACTTATGATGAATCAGGAAACTATACTGTTAAACCATTTTTAGCTAATTTAAATACACATAAAAATGCGAGCGGATGGACATTAGCCAGCACAACTCAATCAATAGAAGGACTTGAATCTAAATTTTTAAAAGATTTTAGAGTTGGTGATTCTGTTTATTTAACAAATGGAACTTTTAATTCTACTACAACTACAGTTACAGCGATCACAGATGATGAGAATATGACTGTTGCTAATGCTATTGGAACAGGACAAACACAATTTATTCAAAATTTAGATAAATTGTCTGTTGGATTAGAACCAGGTAAAGCTTATGTAAGAGGATATGATTATGAAAGTGTCGCCGTAGAATATGCTGATATAAGAAAAGGTAGAGATACTAACAATGCGATAGAATTTGTTATGAATTCAAATTTTGGAAACAATTTAAGAGTTGATAGTGCGAATGGTTCATTTAATATCGCTACACATGATGCAATAGATTTACATTGTGTAAGAACAGTAAATATTACTACTACATCTGCAGCAACATATAATACATCAAAGATAGGAACTGCTAGACCTAGACAATTAGATTATTTTTCTGGTACTCCTGGGACAACAAATGGTACTTATGATTTATATTTGTATGATACCAAAATGACAAGTGTAACGTCTAATGTTCATACGGGCATAGCTGCAGGAGGACAAACTCTTGTTTTAAATAGTACAACTTCCACTGATGTTTCTTTAGCATATGCTGGTGCCACAATTAAGATGACAAGTGGTTATAATTCTGGAGTATCAAGAAAGATTTCAGATCATCAAGGAAATACTCTCACTCTAACAAATGCTTTTTTGGCGGATACAGGAGTTAGTGATACGTGTGAAATCGATTTTACTGCAAAGTTGTTAGAAAGTGTAATAGATTCAGATGGTTCTGGAAATATTAATAAGTATGCAGACATTTCTCAATTTGGTAAAGTTGACCAATTAGATCCAAATAGTCTTACTAAAATATTCGATACTGATAGAAGCTCTTTATTATATGAATTACCACAAGCAGTAGTAAAAACTTTAAATCCTCTTGTCACTTCTCAATTTGGTTATACAGTAAAACAACAATTTTTTAGTGTAACTTTTACTGATGGCGTAGGTTCTATTACTCAAACAGGTGGAGTATTTTTACCAGGTAAGGGATCTACTATGGGAGGTGCGGATGCTCTTAGTCATCTTATAGTTTCTATTACAGGGAGTATCGGCGCATTATGTCCGCGTAACATTGGAGACATTATTAGTATTCCAGCTACCGGTGCAGTCATTGACGCAGCGGGAACATCAATGACTATAAACACCCTTGTAGGAACGAATGATAATTTCACTGCCACAGTAACCGCGGCTATTGCATTGTCTCCTCTCGCTTCTACTTTTAGAACAAAAACTATAGTTAATGCAAATACAACATCCTTTACTAATGGTGATACTAATGCAACTTTAAGAGGATTGGGACAATATAAAGCAACTACTGCGGCGGATTATGCTAATACGACAATTAGTTTAAGAACATCAGATGTAATATCTTTGAAAGCAGTTGTTAAATCTCCAGACGATGACATTGCAAGTCTTACTACTGAATTGTTTACAACTGCGTGTGCAAGTGCTGGTGATACTAATAATATAACGGACAAATATAATTTTAATACAGGTCAGAGAGATAATTTATATGATTTTGGATTTATTAAATTAAAACCAGGACAATCCGCACCAGCAGTGCCAGTAGTAGCGGTATTTGATTATTTTGCACATCAAGCGGCGGACGGGCCATTTACAGTAGATACTTATCTTGGAGCAACTGTGGGGGTATTATTTCCTGATATTCCAACATATACAAGTCCTATAACCGGAAAAACTGTAAGTTTAAGAGATTGTTTAGATTTTAGACCAAAGAGAACAAATGGGGATCAATCTACCGCATTTGCTTTAGACTCTGCGACAATTAATCAATCTGTAGTTCTTCCAAGATTACCAGATTCAGATGTTGTTTTAACAACAGATGTACAATTTTATTTACCAAGAAAAGATAAAATTGTTGTAACAAAAGATAGAGAATTTGGTATAATTGAAGGAAATCCTTCAATTAATCCTATTGTTCCAGCAGATGATGAAGATTCTATGACAATTTATATCGCAGATATTCCTGAATATACCTTTGAGGTCACTGATGTAAATTTACAATACATTGAGAATAAAAGATTTACTATGAGGGATATTGGTAAAATAGAAAAAAGAGTTGAACAACTTGAATATTTTACAGCTCTCTCATTTTTAGAAAAAGATGCAAAGGAACAATCGATATTCACAGATGGTGGTGTAGAAAGATTTAAAAATGGAATACTTGTAGATCAATTTGCAGGACACGCAATTGGTGATGTTTTAGATGATGATTATAGAATTGCGATAGATTTTGATCAAACATTTTTAAGACCGACATTTGAATCTGATAATTTTAAATTTAAATTTGGGCTGGATAGTGCGAATATAAAGAAAACAGGAGATTTGATTTCTGTTGATTATACAGACACGGGATTCATTGATCAGCCCGCCACAACGACGACTGAAGAAGTAAATCCATTTGGTTCTGGTATGTATAATGGAATTTTAACTATGACAAATCCTAGTGATACATGGTTTTATGATGGAAGGCGCCCAGAGGTATTAATAAATTTAACTGGAGGTAGTGATAATTGGGAATCTGGTAAATATAATTATGGATTTGGTACACAATGGGACAATTGGTCAAAAAATTGGAGTGGTGTAGAGATTAATAATGATGATGTTTCAAAAGCGAATAAAAAATCAACATCTTCTACTAAAGTAGATAGATCAGCTAAGACTATAGATCAACAAAATACAAGAGATGGAATTTTATCAAAAGATCAACCGGAATCAGTTAAGAAAACAATAAACAATAAACAAGTTAATGATACTATTGTTTCATGGAATAGAAAACAAACTGTTTTATTTAAAGCACAAGGATTAAAACCAAGTACTGATCATTACTTATATGTAGATGGTGTAAATTTAACAGATCAAGCTAATACAGGAGTAACATTATCTATTACTGATAACATAAACACAAAATTTGTAGCAAATGAAGGAGAATATGTATCAGTAAGTGCGAACAGTTCAATTTCTGGAACGTTGGTTCATGCAGATTATACGGGAAATACTACATTAATGCTCGCGAATACAATTGGTGATTGGACTTTGACAGGCACATCAACAGACATAGAAGCAGCTT